CACCAAACCCTTATGGAATAAGGGTTCCACACACAAACAATACATATCCTATATAAGAGATAACATAGAGGAAACAAAAGAAACAGTAGGGGATAATGAGAGATGGTTGAGAAATGATTGTGGATTCTTCAACTTAAATTTCTATTTACTTTTGTTTTTTTAACTTTTTGCCGATTTTCCTTGATTCTATAAGGGTTGTAGAGCATACTAGTATCACTATGAAAGTCGTAATTTATGTATTCGGGATCGTTTTCGCGGTCATTTTAGCCCCCGTAGCGGGGCTAGCAATAGGTTTTGTGACCTTTTTTACTTGCTTTATTGCCTTTATTGAGGGCGTTCACAGCAGCATGATAAAGAATTTGTTTGGCGAAATCCAAGAAGAGGAGGCCCAATCAGACAACATTTGGGAAAAACATATTAACAGGATCAAAGTCAATAAAAATGAAGACGAAAAATAAGAAGGAGTAAATCGCTTCTTTAATTTTTCACTTACCTAATTCCAGCTTTAATTCTTTTACTTTAGTCAGAGCGTGTTGTTACTATTTACTCAGGATTTATCCGTAGAACCTGTTCTCTTCTTATCGTAAGGAATCATTACATTTATTATGCAGTGACTTGATGTGTTAGTTTTGTTTATAGTGAAACAACTCACTCGATCACTATCTATTACACATAATATTTTGCCTGTGAATAAATATTTGCCAAATAATGGATTTGCCTGTGAATTAATTTTGGCCAAATAACACATTCATCTGTGAAAGCTTTTGGGCCAAATAATATGATTTGCCTGTGAATGATTTCGCGCCAAATAATAAACAATTGAAATAGATCCATTTCGCGCCGATATTTAATCTTTCGTTTGTTTTCAATTGATTCCAGAGATTCTTGTTTGTTTTCATTCGTTTAGATTAATTATTTTTTATGTGAAAAAATGTTGACGGGTACGTTCTAAGATATTACTCTGTTGCCCACATGAGTAACGAAGCACAAACGAAACGCCGTGGTCGTCCAGCAGGATCGACCTCCTTTGTAAGAGTGAACATCTCCGACCTCCTTGATGCGGTTGGAATGAACTCACGAATCGTGGTGAGTAAAAAATGGTTGGAAGAAATTGGCTTGACAGTCGAAACTCCAGTCGCCACACTCTCCCCGATCCGCGAGGTAGTCGAGGAACAGCCCAAGATTGAGTTTGTCCTTACTCCAGCTAACTAACCTAAACACATAAAACAAAATGTTCGAATCACTAATTGGCCAAAATCACATCAAGAAGCAACTGTCTTTCTATCTTGATGCTCACAAGGCAACTAACATTACTCCCTTCCTTATGTTCAATGGAGCAAAGGGTTTGGGCAAGACAGAATTCTCCAAGGCTTTCGCCAAGGAGTTGAATAAACCATTGCTTGAGATTAATTGCTCCACCATTAAGAACAGCGAGCAGTTCTTTGAACAGATCTTCATGCCCATCATCATGGATAGTGACATCACTGTTCTGTTTGACGAAGCACATGCGCTACCGAAAGAATTGGTTATGTCGTTTCTTACTATCTTCAATGTAGAAGGAGTGAGTAGGAAACACTTTCAATGGCGCGAAAATAACTTTGAGTTTAACTTTGAGCGCCAGAGTTTCATCTTTGCCACTACAGAGCCAGATAAACTGTTTGCGCCGTTTAAAGATCGCCTGACTATTATTGATTTTAAACCATATCAATCTTCAGAGCTTGCCAATATCCTTACCAAGCGTTTGGACTGGGTTACTTTCCAAGATGATGTAATCAAAGATATTAGTTTCACCCTTCGTGGTAATGCTCGCTCCGCAGTTAAACGCGCAAAAGAAATTGAGATGTATTGCGAATCCAACAACGTAGCAACCTTTGGTCGCAAAGACTGGGATAAGCTCCGCGATGTTCTGGATATCAAGGCTTATGGTCTTACCAATACGGAAGTGGAGATTCTCAACACCCTCAAGAGTCGTGGAGATTGCACATTGGCAATGCTATCTGCTTCTACTGGACTATCAAGGACAAGTATCCAACGAGATGCAGAGATTAATCTTTTGCGCCTTGGATTTCTAAAGATTGACGGTGCTAGAAAAATCACTGACACTGGCATCCGCGCACTCACAAAAATCTAATCATATGAATAAATATATTGTTTCAAATAATGGTCTTGGAATCGCAGTAGGGGTCACTGGACCCACAGCAACAGAAGACGCAGTTCTAGCAGAAAATATTTATGGATGTAATACCTCTGATCATTTGTTTGGTAGTCTTATCTACATGCCTAGTGTCAATCAGTTTCGAAAGTTCTTGATTCTAAAAGAATACTTTCAAGTGTGGGATAAACACTGGGCGGCAAATAAAGAATACAATGATCACCTGCCGATTCCTCCTAATGTATATAGGTTCACTAAGAAAGCAATTAAACAAGCAAAAGAAATTATAAGTTCTAGTGTTCGCTACGAAAACTTCATGAGCCAGATTAGTTCGCGCAATAATGAGTATCAAATGGGCGGCTATCAAGATGAAGCTCACGAAGAATAAAAATAGAAATAAATAACATTATGCTTGGTAAAGCCATCGACAACAAGAAAGAATACCGCAAATCATATCGTGGAAGCAAGAGATTTGATCGCTCATGCCGCAATCATGGCAGCTGTTCCTATTGCCAAGAAGGTCGCACCCACTTTGATAAGAAAGCTCGGTTACGCACTGAAGGGCAAATAGACGAATGGTTTGGCTACTGGAACTACGTTGATCCCTATGACGCAAGCTCAAACCATGAAGAAGAACTTCTTCAAGCTAGGGGAATGAGCCTCTGGGATATGTGAACTTATATATTGACAAATAAGATAATCAATGTATAGTATATAAGACATAGGGCGCGGCTTTAGTATAAAGTATAAATGATTAAATAATTTTTGGGTCGTTAGTTAAATGGATATAAAATTTGGAGCTGTATCGGAACTGACTTCTAATCAGTAGCACCGTAAAGGATCAATGGTAGTTCGAATCTACTCAGCTTCACCAAATTTTTTATTATCAAACTCCCAGTGGCAATTTGGACATAGTTGTATTATATTATCCTTATGATTAACTTCTTTAACCAAATCTAGATCACTAAATAATGTCATTGCTTTGATATGACACAGTTCAACGTGCTTATCATATCCACAAAAAGCGCAGGGTTTTTTTGTTAAATCTTTAAACCAAGAGCGAGCCAATCCTCTAATATGAGCATGGCATGATGATGCGTGTAAAAGCTTGTTTCTTTCTCTATACTCTCCAATAGTAGAATTGAGTATAGATTCTTTTTTCCTTTTGAGGTTTTCTTGGAAATGGCTTTCACACAAGCTAGATCTATAATTCCTAATAATACAATTGCAATTCTTATTGGCACAGATTTTTGACAACTTCCTTTTAGGAGTTTTATTGGTATACTTAGCGGAACAACTACGAGAACAAAATTTAGGATTCTCTGTTTCACATTCACAAGATAAACATTTCATATATAATATATTACACTAATGGAAATAACATTAACATAAATATTTTTAGTTGATGGTTCGATTCCATCACGACCTACCAAAAACGCCTGTGAATTCACAGAGCCTTAATAATGCCTGTGAATGAATAGCCTGTAAATAAATAAACCCCCAAATAAAGGGAGTATACATAACCCACTGATAATCAAAGACTTATGAATCTCTGTAAGTCACTGATAATGAAGGAGTTATGACGACGCGCCCCCCTCACCCCCATAACTCGCTGATTTACAACGAGTTATGAGGATTTAAACCCTACCACCAAGCATCATAGGCAACCTGATAGCCATTCGACAGATGCCTCCTAGCTTCAGCCACAAAGCCTAGATCATCTAACAGATGCCTATCATCTCCCGCCGTGCTAGAGCCGAAAAAGAAACCGTTAGTCTCTGGCAGATCGTTGTCTAACAGATCCTTTTCCAGAGCGTCGAGATCTTCATGGGTCAACTCCAGAGCAACGCAGTTGAAGTCATCATAGCCTTCCTGCTTGTTAGGGCAACCCTTCGAACGCCAAAGGTTTTCCATCCAACCATGCAGCGCGTTATGTTTGCGCCAGTATTTGAATTCTTCGACTTCCCCAGTCTTGGGGTTGCGTGTTTTTGCGTATTGATCTAGTCCCATATTTTTGTTTGTTAGATGCCTCTTCCGCAGAGCGTGAAATCCGTAGGGAGGCATGAATTGTTAGAGTGTAGAAGGGTTTGCCCCATCACTGGTTCTTCAATTATGATTTCCAAAGTATTTTCGCCTCCATTATCTTGAGGTTCAAGTGATTCTTGAGTGTCTTGCAGCATTTCGCATTGAGGATCTAAACCTTGTTCATGCGCCCAATCATAAATCTCAAGCCCAGAGGCTTTTGGATTCTCCTTGAGAAAAGACTCAAGTGCTTCTTTGTTTTCGTCCTCGATTGAGAACCTTTCCCAGATTGTGAATTTTTGGTCAATGTGGATCATATTTTTGTTTGTTAGATTCTTGTTCCTTTGAATTCAGGGATCAGAGCGATCACCTTGCCGCCAATGATAGTTACATACTTGGCCTTGTCAACAGGTTTGTCGTAGTAGTTAGAGATTACAAAGTTCGGTCCCTTGTAAGGATTGTAAGAAATTTCGTCACGATAGACAAAAGACTTGGGGATGAAAGGGAAACGCTCGCCCAAGATAAACGCATGAACATTTTTGCGCTTTTCTTTTAAGACTCTCTGCCGCCCTGCTTCGCTCACCTTGAACGTCGCATTGCGGAGAAAGATTTCCTTTGTGTATTCAACGACCTTCCAAGATCCGTTAACCTTTTCTTGAACAGAAAAGAGTTTCTTGTGGAAGTTGTAGTAGATTCTGACTTTCATGTTTTTAGTTAGTAGTGAATGATTGACTCCATCCAGTTGGCTCGCAGCGATAGAGTCGCACAACGTCACCCTTTCTGCAACCTAATTTTACATAGTCCCCCACAGAAAGAGAAGGAATAGGAGTGACTTTGAACTGCTCATGTTCACGACCAGAACCGTGATTGCAAAGAGCGAAGATTCTTTCTAACAAGAAATCATCTGCCTCGTCTTCATCATGTTCAACTGATGCCATGAATGACACGCACCCGTTAGGGCGAGCGATGCGATACTCGGGAGTGGCGGCGTAAGTGGACTGGTATTCGAATAGCGTTTGCATGGGCGTATAATACCATCCCAGCAGAGAACGTCAACGCTTTTTTATTCTTTTTTATTCTTTTTTATTCTTTTCGTAACTCATTGATTATAAGGGACTTACGGCGGCGGGGCCGCCCCGCGCCCGTAACTCATTGATAATTAACGACTTACGTACCTGTTAGATCCTAACGCATTTCAACCACCCCCCTTTCGGGGAGTGGTTGCATGATGTCACTCAAGGCTTTTTGTTAGATGAGCTTGCATCTTTACTGCTAGATCGGTTAGGTCATCGAGCGTATACCCTAACTGATCTCCGACAATTCCATCGTCAACGGGGAAGAGTCGAAGGGATTGAATCTTGCCGTCATCATGCGTGGCATCGGCAAGGAAGAATCCCATCTCATCTGTCTCAATTATCTGGCGAAAAATTTTCATCGTTTTCTATGGGTCATCATTACTAACACAAGGAAGCAGAGGACATTTAAAATGAATTTTAAATCACTCATGCTGGTTCTAACACAAAGCCCGTTGCATCTTTTTTGGCGAGTCCTTTTTCTTTCAACCCGATAATCTTACCCGATCCATCCAAGAAACGCAAGTCCGTTTCGTCGCCGTCGATCACTTCGTGGCCGTAGTATGTAGCAGGAAGAGACTTGCGGAAAACCATTGCGACGTTTCCGCCCGACTTGAGGAAAGCCAAAGCAAGCGCACCGTTAGTTTCAGAGCGGCTGAAAGTGAGGTGGTAATTTTTTGGCATTTCACCATTGACAAATTTAGTCATCCGTTCGGGAGACTTGCAATAGTCATAAAATTGCACGGTAGGAAATGCTTCCATGACACTTTGCCCGTTGAATTTAATTTTTTCCCACGGCAAATCCGAAGTGAGATTTAAACGAAAGCAAGGGATCATGTTTTTACGGGCAGCTGACTTGATAGATTTTGCAACCTCGGCCCAAAGTTCTGCTAGAAAACCCTGCTTGTCTTTAAAGAAGAAAAGCGTTTTTTTGATTCGTGCGCGTTGAACGGAAGTCATTGCACCGCGCCCCGCAGTGTTGAGACAAGCCCAACGGCAACCCGCACTTGACGAGTCGCAGACATTGAAACCTGATAGAGAGGCTGGGGCCAAGTGAATGCCGTAGGTTGTGAAGCCTTTTTTTTCACCCTTGCGGGTCTTGCTATTTCCAGAGTTGAGGAGTGACATGGGCAAATCTTAGCGTTTCAAGCGGACCTTGCAAGCTCTTTTTAATGATTTTTATTTATTTATTTTGCTTGACAGCAGCGCCTAACATATTTCTAACAGTTGTCGTAAGTCGCTCATTATCAACGACTTATGGCTGCGCCCCCGCCCCGCGCCCATAACTCGTTGATACTCAACGAGTTATGACTTACGTTAGACTCTAACAAAAAGCCCCCATCCTTTCGGATAGGGGCTGTTAGTGTTAGGTGTTACGCTCCCGCAACGATCAGCGTTTCCATTTCCTCGCCAGCATCGGCAAGATCAATGACGCTTTCAATTGTTGGGCGATGTCCCGCGATACGGTCAAAAATGCTTTGCGCGGTCATCGTGCGGAAAGGCAACTTGGAAAGATCGCCACCCTTGAGATTTTCGGTCACAGAGTTGTAGAGCGTCCAGAGGGAACCACCTTTGAATTCTTCATGGCGCGGATTGCGGAATTCCTGCACGGCGTTGTAGATTTCACGCGCAGGGAATGCTTTGGAATCCACAAGGTCGATCAGAAGATCAGCGGCGCGGTCACGGGTGATTTCGGTTTGCTTGTAGCTTTCAATCCGATTGCCCATGTCATTCCAATGAGAGACGACACGCCCAACAGCATCGGCAAGGACACGGGGAAGGTCCGTCATGATGTTCGTGGTGTGACGACGAGCCAGCTTGATATCCGAAGAGAAGCAAAGGTTTTCGCAAACCATCATGCGATTGCCAACGCAAATCGAAGCGGCAAAGGATTTGTCGTGAGCGTTCCGAAGACCTAACACGATTTGACGATCCGCGCCCGTGATGTCAAGACCAGAGAGGGCGAAGCCGCCGAAGTAGCGTTGACCACCGCGAGCAAGCGAATGCTCTTCTTGAGAGATGGAAAGACCAGCGCGGCCAATAGCTTCACGGGTAAGCTCGACAAGGCCGAAGTGAGGGATTGGCTGAAACGATTCGGTTTTTTCAGGGGTGAAGACGGAAGCGAGTTGTTCTGCGTTGACTTTGTTTTTTGCAATGATAAGTGACATATTGTTTTTCAGTTTGGGGTTGGGGTTGTGTGCCATCAGCGGCAACAGGGATAGAGTATCACACCCAGCGGACTTGTCCACACCTTTTTCATTGTTTTTCGTTTTTTATTTTTTGGGGTATTTTGATTTAGTTCTTGACAAGCCAGCCCTAACAGATGTTTGTTAGATACATAAGTCGTTGATTATCAACGACTTACGGCGGCGGGGCGGGGCCGCGCCCGTAACTCGTTGATTCTTAGCGAGTTAGGCAAGGGGAGAACCGAAACTCCCCTTGCCCTTACCCACACCATGTCAACTAGAAATCTTTTGTTTTTTGGCTTTCAATATAAGCATCAGCCATTTCAGCCATGCGAGTCAATTCGATAACCGCATCTTCGTGTGTGTTAGGGTTTTGGATCAGTCTCAGCAAGATTGGGAGAACGTTAGACCAAGTAGGAGTGCAATCAATTGTTTTCATAACGGGATTATGTTAGCGTTTTTTGTGTCAGTGTCAAGCGGGAATGAAGCGTCTTGCTGGAATCTTTAATTGAGCGCAATACTTTTTCCAATTCTTACCGTGGAAATCATTTCGTCCGTTTACTTTCAATGTGCCGCCCTTTTCCTTTGCATCTAACGCATGGGCCATTTCGTGAAGCAGAACCTCGCGGAACAAAGTAAAACTCTTTAAGCAGGTAACAGACAAAACAATTTCATTCTTCTGGACGAAGTAGTAGCCCAAAGTTCTGGACATTTGCTTGAAAGAATGCTTTACGTTAGAGATTCCATGCTGCTTAAGAGTGGCGCGAATGTAAAGATCAACTTCTTGTGTAGTTAACATTAAAGCTCTTTCATGTAAGAAGGTTTCAATTCTTCAGCTCTCATTTCAAAAAGCCAATTCAGTGTTTCAATATCGCGCAAAGCATCGAAAGGATCGCGCTCTTTAAGTTCTTTGATTCTTTGTTTCAACCAATAGCTTGAGCAAGGATCGAGTTCGATAGATTCGGCGGTGCGTTCAAATGATTTCATGTGAAGAAGGATTGATTAGTTTAACGAGGAAGTCAACTACTTTCTGCGGCGGATCATTACTAGAGCAAGGGTGACTCCCACAACGATTGCCCATGCGATAAGATACATAATTTTTATGGATTGTTAGAACGAGGTGTTTCATGGTTTAATGAGATTCCAAAATTTTCCATCCGTAATGACAGCATAATCTAAAGGAATTTCTGCTGAAGTGCCGCAAGGCTTTACAAACCCTTTTTGCAAAAGCAAAGAATAAAGGGAAGCGTAGCCGCTTGTTAGTTCATTCACAAATTTAATTTTCATTTGTTTTCTGATAGAAAGATTAGGAAGTCTTCAGCCAAACCATTGATTAATTCTTCCACAAAGAACAAAGGGTCATCCATTGGGTGAAGGTCTTTGGTTAGAGACTCCCAAGGTTTAACTAGATCTCTATCGGAAGATTCCTCATCAATCATTGCCAAGCAAAGGCGTTCGGCAGACCAATCTTGTGGCCAAGATGAAAGGAAGTGGCTTGCAGCCTTAAGATAGGCGGCAGATTCTAATGGATTGCGAAGATCCAATCCTGCGGAGAAGTCTGTATTCACTTTGATAATGGCGGGTGGTGGTGGTAGTGTGTTCATCGTGTTTGATAGATGTGAGCTTTCGCTTGGCGAAACATAGCCTCCTCGGTTTGCTTTGTCAACCAGCTTTTTTGTTCAAAGATTGATGCGCCGTATTTGGGGGCAGGAAGTGGGTTGAGATAGTAGTAGATTTTCTTTAGTAGTTTCATGGCAGGGGTATTTTAATTGGTTTTTATTCTAACGGCAAGCATTTTTATTCTGCTTCTTCTTTTTATCCACAAAGTATTTTGTGGCAGGAGCAAAGTGGATTCTTTGCTTTACTGGCTTGAGGGTGAATTGGATTTTCATCGCAGGGGGAGAATGACAGAGAACAATGACCCTTGCAAGATCTTTTTTGGATATTTATTTCTACTGTCCTGTGATTTTTTTCTTGACAAATAGCCTGTAATTCATCTGCAATTAAATAGGCTGTAAATAGATAAGTCCTTAATACTGAGTCAGTAACAGATCTAACAGAAGGGGCTGTTTTCATAAGTGACTGATTATCAACGACTTATGGCGGCAGAGCGGGGCCGCGCCCGTAACTCGTTGAAAACCAACGACTTATGACTTCTGTTAGATACTAACAGAAAAGAACCCCACCCTTGCGGGTGGGGCTGTTAGTTGTTAGGCTTTCACAAACTCGGCTTTGATTTCGCCGCACTTGAATGTTAGAACCCCTTCCTTGTGAGCGCAAGCCCATTGACCGCCCTTCTTTGTTAGAATGTTAGAGGCATTGCGGTTGACGAACGAGACATAGCCCAATCCTTCGACTCGGTTATTTCCGCCAGCCAAAAGGCGACGATATTTATCTTTGCCATTGATGGTCCTAACGGAACCGTCTTTTTTGGTAAAGGTGACGGAAAAGAATTTTCCTTTAGTTTCGGCAATCAGTTGGTCTAGTGTTTTGTTCACGGTTTGTTTTGGTTTATGGTTTAGGAGAGAATCGTTTTCGTCTATCAGCTTTTTGCAATAGGCTCGGTATCTAGCAGCATTTCGCTTTGCAACTCGGATTTCATCTTGTATAAGAAAAAAGATGGCAGAGAACAAAAGCAACGCGACGATTGACATGATGATGGTGGTGGTATTCATTTTTTTTATTATTATTTCATTGTGGAGACTTTGCCGTTAGTGGCGCGAGCGTAACGCATGGCATTCGCCGCTTCTTTTCTTTCGATGCGATAAACCAATTCACCGTTATTGATGAAACAACCAAAGCGGGAGGTTGCGAGCTCGATGGTGCGGAATGAATTTGAGAGGGTGTAGACTTTGGTTTTCATGTCGGGGAAAGAGTAACCCACCGCCGACCTTTCGACAAGGTTTTTCTTTATTAAAATGATTTTTATTTTTCTTATTATTTTGCTTGACAGGGGCATCTAACAACAGTCTAACAACCTGCATAACTCACTGATTATCAACGACTTAGGGCTGCGCCCCCGCGCCCCCGCCGTAACTCGTTCAGTATCAACGAGTTACGGTGTCAAGCTTAAATGTCGCAAAAGGAGTGGATTTTTTTGCCATCAAGCCACATGGTGTAGCCCTCCACCCCGATACTCTCACACCCGCCAGAGGCGGCAGAGGCATCGTAGGCGCGGCAAACAGCCAGACGATAAGCCTCCTTGGGCGAGGAGTGGATGGCAACCCCGACACGCACGGCGCGGGGAACGACAAGGTAGTATCTAATGGTATACATAATCAGTGGGCGTAGGAACGAGGACCATCCTCATAGTAGAAATCTTCAGGGCGCGGATCGGGCGTGGACGCGATAGCCTCGTCGGCCATCGACTCCATGACGGAAATGTATTCTTCAAACTCAGTGGAATCGGCTGGGAAGGGGAGCAAGCTCATGCCCAGAGAATAGGCGGAAAGCCGACCAATGACAAGATCTTTTTTGTGTTTTCTTTGATTATTTTTTTTGAGAAAAGACTTGACAAGACGAACTAACAGCAGCCTAACAGTTGTCGTAACTCATTCATTATCAAAGACTTATGGCGGCGGGGCCGCGCCGCGCCCGTAACTCGTTGATATTCAACGACTTATGAGATTGAATTTTGCGCTTGACATTTGCCCCGCCCCCCAACCACGGGAGGCGAGGACTTACCATGTCCACCAGTTAGAAAGTTAGAGCCTTTTCTTGCCATGCTCAGGGCGTTCCGTTAGACTACCAAGTCGATTCCTGCAAGGTGCAGGTTGCGATACTTGGCAACGCCAGAGTCGTCGATGTCCTTTGCGAAGACAGTGACAAAACGCTTTCCAGTCTTAGCGGCAAAGTCAACATTTTCGACCGATTCAATCTTGAAGACGCGAACGCCGCTCTTAGTCACCTTGGACTTTTCAGCGAAGTATCTAACGGTCTTGCCAACGAGTTCGGAAGCGATTTTTGCGGATGGAGTATTGTATTCTAGGGTCATGGTCATTTTTGGTTACGAGGTGAGTATAAAGGGTTTTTTCGCAGGTGTCAAACTTTTTCTGCCGTCACGATCTCAAAATCGGCTTTTTCGGTCATGGATGGATGCTTGGCGCGAACAGCCTTGGATGCGTTTTCAATTGCCCAACGGATGCCAGACGCTTCAATGATCATGGTATCGTAGCATTTTGCTTTTGGGAAGTGGACGGTGACTTGGAATGTGAAGTATTTCATGGCAGGGATAGGGTAATCGATTTTTGGGGATTGGTCAACTTATTTTTTGCATTTCAGTAACTTTCTTTCAGGGTGCGCCTGAGATAAGCAAGGTCAAGAGAGGAGTGGAAGAAAGCCACTTTTTCTGCTTGTGTTCCTCTGAGAGTGTAGTATTGAGCTTTTTCACCCCTAAGGTGAATCTTGATTGCATAAGCGAAGCCTCTTGAGGAAGTTCCGCTTTCGACTAGCTGAGTGGTGGTGACTTGTGTTTCCATGCCCAAAGAGTATCAGAATGACCCGCTTGCCACAAGAACTTTCTTTGTATTTTAAATGTTTTTTTTCTCACCTTTTCTATACTTTTTTCTTGACAAGAGAGACGAACAGCAGTCTAACAGTTTGCATAACTCGCTTATTATCAATGACTTATGAAGGCGGGGCCGCGCAGCCGCCGTAACTCGTTGATACTTAACGACTTATGACTTTTGTTTTGACGCAAAAAAACTCCCCTTTCGGGAAGATTTTTCTTGACAGTTAGTAGCTGCCGAAGCGGAGCGATGCGCTCATCACGGCAAAGCCGTAAAGCTCAACCCACCTTTCAAAGTCAGGATGGTTAGAGAGGACTTTCTCGACGTTCTTATTGTCAGGAAAGATGTAGTTTTTGTTCAGACCCTTTTCAACTCCAAGGATTTGGAATTTTTCATTCAAGGCTTTAAACTCGGATTGTTGTTCTGAAGTGATGTTCATGGCGAAAGTATAATTAATTTTAGGGGTTTATGCAAGATCTTTTTTGCTTATTTCAGAGAAACTCCAATTGGAACATGGAGACTTCCATTTCTTCGCCATCCTCAAAGCAAACCCAAGCGGTCTTGCCGAAGGTTTCGATGATCATGACCGATTGGCCGTTGAAGATTGCGAATTCGTGAAGTGAGGTGTTGTTCGTCATGCCCAGAGTATAGGGGAAACCGACCCTTTCCACAAGAACTTTCTGCATAAAAAACGATTTATTTTTGCTTTTTATTTCACATCTTTCTTCACTTTTCTCTTGACGCATTCATCTAACAGCCCTCTAACATGTGCTGTAGTCGCCTATGTAACTCATTGGTTATCAGCGACTTATGGCGGCGGCGCGGGGCCGCGCCCGTAACTTGTTGAGTATCAACGACTTATGAAGGGAGCCTTTTATCGCCATGCTCAGGGCTTGATCTGTTAGGCGGGGAAGCCCTCTTCTTCTAGCAGTTGTGCCGCAATGTCTTGCGCTACGTCTAGCAGCTCAGACATAGGAGTCGAATCGTCAGCCTCATCTATCAGCTCTTCTAACTCATCCAACCCAGCACACAGGTTGAACGTATCTGCTAGATCAGAGAGACACACGGCTCCACCTGATAGATCTTTCACTGCCCTATTGACTAGGACGCGAGCCTTGTGGCGTGGCGCATCAATTGGATTCTTAAGGAACTCTTGGATGTTAGATGTCATGGTAGGTAGTATGGGAAGAAGGGTTGAACGACAGAGTGGATACCATAGGCGACAAAGGCCCAAAAGGTAGCACACGCTACGATGGCGAAAAGGATTCTTGTTAGGTTGAAGAGGAGGATTTTCATGTTAGTAAGTGGTAGTGTTAGTAAGCATGAAGTAGAGAGTTGTTAGGCAGTAGCCAGCAACGCAAGGGCAAACGATGAAGGTGAAGAAGATGACAAGATAGGCAACGATAACTTCTGATAGTTCTTTCATGGTGTTGTTAGGTTTGCCCCTTTCGGGGCGTTATGTTAGGCGCGGACTTGGATGAGATTGAATGCGTTATAACCAACCCAAGCGGTTTGACCCTTGGCGTTGACGAAGTGAGCGAAGCCGCCCTCGTCATAGTGTGTTAGGGTTCCGAAGTTGGTAAGAGTTCCGACAGGGAAGGGAAGCAGTGGAGCGGTGTTGGACATGGCGAAATTATAGGCTAGGGGTGAGGATTAGGCAAGGAGTTTTTTGCTCAATTCGAAGTTTTTTTTGTCTTCTTTAAGAGCGGCGATGAAAGCCTCGGCGTTTTCACCCGTGCGGGTGGCAAGAGCTTCAAAGCTAGCGGTGGCTTGAGCGAGCAAGGCGAGAGCCTCTTGAGTTTCGAGTGAGAGGAGCGTTTCCATGCCCAAAGAGTAACCCAAGGGAGGGCTTGCCGCAAGATCTTTTTTGCCTTATTTGAATCTTTTTTTTGTTGAGAAAAGGCTTGACAGGATGTGACCCCTCCCCCCTAACAGACCCCACCCCATTACTCAAAACTTTTGTCTGTTAGATCTGTCAGAAACGGCGGGGGGACAGTTTTCTCACTTTCTCATCCCCAATTCCAACAAAAGCTCTAAACGTAAAGTAAAAAAAATACGGGACCGTATTTTGAGAAAAGGAAAAAACCAAAAACCAAAACAAGTGTAACAATAAAAGGAAAAAGGAAAAAAAATGAACTACAGCAACCTACCAGTATATATCAGAAAAGAAGACAGCGTAGACGCTTTACCCTTCGCCAATATCTACGATCCAGATGGAATTGATAATTCATTATATATAACAAATAAATCCACTGCCCAAAACACTTCTATACAGTATTTCAATAATACCTTTAGTCGAGTTTCTGGTAACGCTTTGAATTATGAAGAACTCTTTGCGCCAAAAATAAATTATACAAGTCCAGATGTGCAAATACTTTTGCCGCAATTTAGATCTTTGGTTTTTTATAATTTGGATGGGAGCAGGACTATTGAACCAGATTCTTTTCCAGAGGCGCTACTGCCTGAATTATATTTTTCTGGTTATAATTCGGGTAGTAACACCATTGATTATATGAATACTGGACTCACTCCATTTGCTATAAAATTAAAATGGTCAGGAAGTAACGATACATATAGTTTGGATTATTATGACAACTACTCGCCAGGTCCAATTCAGGGTATATTTTATGCATCAGGAACTGGTTTTAGTTCTGGTTGGAAATATTATGGAACATCTGCTTATACAGGAGTGATATGTTCTGGTCTGGGAGTATCTGCTAGTGGAATTTTAAATGCAATTAATGATCCGACAGGAACATCTTTTTATTATATGCTTCAAAGTAATGATTATTATGCTCCAAATTCTACTTCTGGATCAATTCCTGTAAATAATATACTATTGGCAAATGCCGTTAGTGGAATTACTGGTTATGTTGCGCCACACACAAAATTAACACTTGGTAAAGCATATCATTATATCCCAGCCCAAAACGTATCTGTTAATTATCAGGCGCAAAATGACGCATTAAGAATGTTGGGTGTCAATATAGATCAAAACGATCAATTCACCAATGGCGCGGCTTTACAAGCAAAGATTTCTTTTAATTCTTATGTTAATACTGAAACTTCTGGGGCATTAAATACTGTTTTAGATTCTTCTGGAGATAGTTTTTATAGTATTATATTTGGCAATAATATTTATAGCAGTTGCTATTTAAGCGATTACGATATTAGTGTTGAACCGTTTAAACCTATTGGATTAAATGCGAATTATATGGTTAACAATGCTCCAGTATTGAATTCGAATAATAATGAATATATCGTAATAGAAACTCCAGGATCTATTAATTATTTATTATATAGTGAATCATTGACTGGCGATAATTATAATTACATAAGTTTAGAAGCGCCAGTTACATCCCAACCAGATCCATCTGGAGGAAACATGGCTACTTATTTAGTATCTTCTAGTAGTAATTCATATTATACTAATTTTTCAATAGATAATAGTTTAAATTATACATGGGCCACTATAAGTGGCTCAGGTACGGAATTAGTTTCTTTAAAAACTAATACTGATTTATCTGTTGGAATTAATTTTGCTTCATCTAAAACGTTTGAAATGGGAGATTCCATATATTCTAAAATTTGGATAAGCAATAATGGAATATTTTCATTTGATTCTGTTGATGAAGGATATTCAAATTATCAAAATACAAATTTTCCAATAGATTATTCTACTAAAAAACTAATAGCCGCATATTGGAGAGATATGTCAGCTGGAACTGGAGGATCAATTTGGTATAAACAGGAATCCGATAGATTTATTATAGAATATAATGCTGTCAATGCTATTAATGGGGCGCAGCCTCAAACTTATCAAGTACATTTAATATTTGCTACAGGAGAAATTGAAATAAGATATGAAAATATTTCTGCATCAGGAGTTTTCAATCCAAATCCAAATGTAGGCATTCAATACGGACAATATGATTCACTTAATTATAATTTATCAAATATAGATACAACAAAAATTTTAAAATTCATCCCATCTAAAATTTATTTTGATTCTAAAGGCAGTATTATTTATAGTGGATATACACCGCCCATGCAAACAAGAACATTTTCAATTTATTTAAAAAGAGGAAGTGGCACAGGCTTAATAAATTATACTACTAATGGATATGATTGGTCGCCTTTAAATCCAGAATTAACTAATGTAGATTGGAGAAGATATGAATTCCCAGCTGTTTATGGTTACGATTTTACTCAACAAGTTGGAATTCAAATAGAAACTAGTGGCGATTCTATCTATGTATACGGAGCGCAATTAGAGCCTCTTTCTTATGCTACTACTTATATTCCAACTTTAAATCAACCAGTAATTGGAGAATCATCAATAACTAATATTCCAATAGATATTACTGCTTCATATGATAATCTGACTACTGGATTTGCGAATACCATGATCAATGGAAATACATGTTCGATTTCCTCCACAACTGGATTCACAAGCAACATTCAAAACTCTATTAGATATTCTGTTAATTGCGGAAGATCGCCAATTTATAATTTAGGGCAAATAAATGCTAGCAGATTTGTATTAGATACAGTAGAAAAACAAATGGATATTTCTTCTACTGATTTGACATCGTTTATAAATTTTTCTGGATCAAAACTTTTATCAGATTTAAATTTAACGTTAAAAGATTCCCAAAATGTTACTGGATCAATAATTGCAATGAAATCTGGCGCAAATATCTTCTCTCAACAGATGAATATCCAAGAAAATGAAACTTTAACAACTCAAGTCTCAATTAAAGAGATTGTTGTTTAATATTTGAATATGTAAGTGTAATTATTATAACATGGCCATTAAAAAAGCTGCGAAAGTGAAAAGGAAAGAGATCGATGTTGCTGACATTAAAACATTATTAAATCAGCCAATAAAATTCAAATCTAAAAAATTCAAATTTACCGAAAAACAAAAAGATCTACTGGAGATAATTTTAAACCCCGAAAATAAAATCATATTTATTTCAGGACCAGCTGGAACCTCAAAAACATATCTATCTCTTTATGGGGCATTACAATTAATGCAACAGCATAAAGAAAAAGATCTGATTTATATAAGAAGTATCGCAGAAAGTGCTGATAAAGGGCTTGGTTCACTACCTGGAGATATATCGGAGAAGTTTGATCCGTTTTTAATGCCTCTTTATGATAAACTTGAAGAAATTATTCATGCTGGAGATGTGGCATTCCTAAAAAATGAGGGAAAAATAGCCGCAGCGCCAATTAACTTCCTAAGAGGCGCGAGTTGGAGAGATAAATTGATTGTTGCTGATGAGGCTCAGAATTTTACATTCAAAGAATTAACCACTTTGATTACCCGTATCGGGGAAGATACTAAAATTATTATTTGCGGAGACTTTATGCAAAGCGATATCCATCACAAAGGTGGATTTAGTCAAATGTTTAATATTTTTAATGATCAGCAATCTACAGAAAATGGAATATGCTCATTTTCTTTTAACGAATCAGATATTGTTAGAAGTCAAATATTAAAATTCATTATTAGAAAGCTAGAACAACAATAATTGTGTAATTATATGTGACACTAAAATATCTTACGCTCAAGCTGCGAAAAGCTCAATTTAAAAGATTTTTTTTGTT